AGTTGGAGGGCGTGAAGGCCTCGTTGTCGGTGCAGAAGTGGAACGCGATGTACCAGCAGCAGCCCACGAATGATGAGGGTGCGATATTGAAGCGGGAGTGGTGGAAGGTGTGGCCACGGGACGATCCGCCGGAGGTGAATTACATCATCCAGTCGATGGACACGGCGTACTCGAAGAAGGAGACGGCTGACTTTTCTGTGATCACGACGTGGGGCGTGTTTTATTTGAACGAGGACTCGGGGGCGTCGATTATTTTGTTGAACGTCACGCGTGGGCGGTGGGACTTCCCGGAGCTCAAAAGGATTGCCAAGGAGCAGTACGACGAGTGGCAGCCGGACAATGTGTTGATTGAGGCGAAGGCCACGGGTACGCCGTTGCAGCAGGAACTGCGTCGGATGAGCATCCCGGTGACGATGTATTCGCCGGGTGGGCGGCGCGCGGGCCAGGACAAGGTGGCGCGCGCGAACTCGGTCTCGCCGATATTGGAGGCGGGTATGGTGTGGGCTCCGGACACGGAGTGGGCGGAGGAGCTTGTCGAGGAATGCGCGGCGTTTCCGCATGGGGACAACGACGACATGGTGGACAGCACGATCATGGCGCTGGACCGGTTTCGTCGGGGCAACTTCATCAGTTTGCACACGGACGACAACGAGGAGGGCCCGGCTGGGGACCTTGTGCCGGAGTACTATTGACGTTTAAAATGGGAGCACTCTTTTTGGGGCTGGGACACCATGAACAAATCGTCTGCAAAGAAATCAACATCTGGGGCCGAGGTCCGTGGGTACGCTGAGGGCGGCGAGGTGGACGAGGACGACGAAGCGGGCGTGGGCGAGGTAGGCTCGGCCAAGGCCTTGCTGGCGCAGTTGGAGGGCCAAGGGCCACGGTCCAAGAAGAAGGCGGCACCTGCGCTCAAGCGCATGGCCACGGGTGGGCGCGGTGGCTCGTCGATGCCCAAGGTGATGGACATGTCGCCGGAGTCTTTGGCCTCGACCCGTGAGTTGGTGGCCATGGCCCAGGACAAGGGCACGGCCAAGGAGCAGATGCAGGAGTTGGCGCGTTTGTACCAGCTGAGGGCGGCGACGTTTAGCCAGCCGACGCTCGCGGGCCAGACCTTCAACAAGAACACCTTGGCCACCAAGCGCTTTGCTGAGGGCGGCGAGGCGAAGAAGCGTGAGGAGGACCGTGCCCCTGAAGTCACGGGGATAAACCGCGTATTGGATTTCATAGCTCAACGGTTGCCGGCGGAGTCTTTTCCAACATCGGCTCGCACTTTATTGGAAACCGTACAGGGCAAAAAAGAGCCCATTACAGAGTCTAGTTTTTCTCCAAAAGAATTGGACATGATGCGCCAAATAATCACGCTTAAGGGCGGAGATAAAGGCAATGTCCAGTACAGTGACTATGCGAAAGCAGCAAAGCAAATGGCCAGGCAAGGAAACCTTCCAACCTCTGTCACTCCCGGCTTGCTTTCGATGACTGATCCACTGGGAAATGTTCAAACAACTTTGGGTCGTTTCCGCTATGCCCGTGACCCAGAGGGCAACATGGTTGTTATGGACACATACGACTTTAACCCTCCCGTTGACGGGCCTACGCAAGAAGCGAGAACGGGTGATTACGGAGCGTTTGGCCCCTACGGATTGATTCGTGATTACGCAGGACAAAAGATTCCAACAGGCAGCGGACGTGCGATTCGTATTAACCTTGGAAAACCAGTCGAGCGCGCCAAAGGCAGCCCTGAAGAGGGCGAGATGACGGACCCCGAAGCGGCGTTGTTTGAGGGGCGGGAAGACGTGCCGGCCCCGGCAGGTCGTGACAAGGTGTTGGACCAGATTTTGGGTGCTGGCGAGACGGCGTTGACGCTGGGCACGGGCGCAGCGGCCAGCTTGGCCGGCATGCCGTACGGCTTGTACAAGGGACTGACCAGCGGGAAGTATTTGGAGGGCAAGGCAGCGGACATCGCGGGCAAGGAGGCGGCGGCGTTCATGGAGCGCAACACCTACCGGCCTCGCACGGAGTCGGCGCAGGAGAACTTAGCGGCGCTTGCCAAGATTGCGGACAAGATGAAGTGGGCCCCCGCACCGGGTGGCGCGGCCATTGCGTCGATCCCGCGTACAGCGGTACTGGCGCAGGGCGAGCGCCTGGGCATGGCCGCAGAGAAGGCACTCGAGGGCCCCGTCACGCGGACCATGGAGCGCGGTGGCAAGGCCGCTGACCTGTTGTCGTCGTTTGGGACGCAGCCTTCGCGAGTGGTGCGCTCGGACAACCCGCAGTTCATTCCTACAACCATGATGGAAAGCATGATAAAACGACTGTCGCCTCCCGATCAGATGGGCGAGCGCCCCGGTGAGCGACTTCAGACGCTGCGTGACCACTTTGGCCCAGTGCTCGACACAGGAGAAGGCTTGTCCCCTGAGGAATTTACTCGTCTGCAGCGCAGCAGGGCGTCGCTTGAACAACAAGCTGCATTGGACAAATGGGTCAACAGTACTCTTAAAAAGTATGTCACCCGGGACATGGCAACTCCTTCGGACCCCGTGCGTAAACTGGCGGAAGACGGCATTACCATTAAAGCCTACGAGGTTGATCCCACGCTGGCAGCCAAGGCTCAATCACGGCGGGAAAAATCAAACAAACCGGACAGGCTGGGGCAGTCGGAAGCTGCCCAGATGTACGAGGACATAGGGGATGCCTCCTTCCGCATGAACACAGCGGGGTACCTTACGAGTGCAGGAACCGATAGTCGAATAGCTCGGGAAAATCCGTTTCTTTCCAAGCTAGATCCCGAGACCCCTGTCAGCCGCATGTCCACCTTTATGGCAGGCGAAGCGGAGGACAGCTTTCAACACTTGGTGGATGTCATTGGGGAGGACATGGCAGCGGGCCGTTTGCGTCCCGAGGCCTTGAACAAGCTGAGCATGGCCGATGCCGTTAAGCGCGCCCACGCCTACAACCAAGAGATGGCCAAGCGCATGGAAACGGCTCGTGTTGATGCCATGCAAAGCCGTCCGGTCTACAAGCAGTATGACAGTGGATACAAGTGGATACAGCTGACAGAACCCGGAGATTTTTCCGCTGAATCAGACAGCATGGGGCACTCGGTCCGAGGCTACGAGCCGCCTAAAGGAAGTCCCGATTGGAAACCTGCCTCAGGAACATCCGGGTTTGATTCGTATGGCGTCGGGGGCTGGAACGCCATCAAAGAGGGCCGAGCAAAAATCTTTTCTCTCCGCGATGAAAAAGGACAGCCGCATGCTACGGCTGAAGTGCAAATTGAGCCGGGATCGTTGTCCGATTGGATTGCCTACGGGGACGAGGACTTCCAAGGTACGGTCAGTCGTTTGATGCAGGAGTACCCAAGCATTCGCAATAACGAAATTTTATTTCGTAACAAGCTGACAGAGTCACCAGAGTTCCAAAAGTTTTCCCGTGACAATCAACAGGAATTTGTTTTGCAAGTCAAAGGCAAACAAAACGCCGCTGTTGCCCCCAAGTATCAAGAATTTGGCCAAGACTTTTTAAGAGGTAAATCGTGGGCTAGGGTCAATGATGCGGACAAGGTGGGGTTGGTTCAGACGCCTGAGGGGCTTATGACCAAAGGAGAGATAATCAACCTTTACGAGTCCTTACCGGATAATGTGAAAAACACAGGCTTTGTGCAGGAGAGACTTGAAAACCTTAGAAGTGGCGCTAATCCGGATTACGATTACTACGGTGGCTATGAATACGCTCGAGACGCATTTGGTGGCAGCAGCCCCCTCTTTCCGCAAGACTGACGACAAGGAACACACATGGCAATCGAAAAAGCAATGAACCAAATGCCCTCCCTTGAGGTGGTGATTGGTGGCGCGGGCATCCCGGACATGGGCTCCGACATCGAAGTCATCATTGAAGAGGACGGCGGTGCCATTGTGGAGATGGGCGAGCAGGACGCCGAGGAGGTGGACTTCTACGCCAACTTGGCAGCGGTCATTGATCCGGACGAATTGGCCCTTGTGGGCTTGGAAGTCTCGGCCATGTTTGAGGCGGACAAGGGCTCGCGCTCCGATTGGGAGGAGATGTACGCCAAGGGCCTTGATCTGCTCGGCTTTCGCATGGAGGAGCGCACCAAGCCGTTCCGTGGTGCGGCCGGTGCAACGCACCCCATGCTCACCGAAGCCATCATCCAGTTCCAAGCGCAGGCATTCAAGGAGCTTATGCCTGCCGGCGGCCCTGTTCGCACGCAGATCATGGGCAAAGAGACGGTGGAAAAGTTCCAACAGGCCGGCCGTGTGCAGGACTTCATGAACTACCAGATCACCACGGTGATGGAGGAGTACACGCCGGAGTTCGACCAGCAGCTTTTCTACACCGGATACGGTGGTTCGACCTTCAAAAAGGTCTATTACGACTACCAACTCGGTCGCATGGTCTCCAAACTGTGCTTGGCCGACGACGTGTACATCCCCTACAGCGGCTCGAGCGTCGTGTCCCAGTGCCCGCGCCTGACCAACCGCATTGCCATGGACTCCAACGAGTACAAAAAGCGTGCTTTGGCGGGTGAATACTTGGATTTGGACGCTGAGTTGTACGCCACGCCCTCTGCTGGCAACCAAATTCAGGACGCGGTGGACAAAATCACCGGCATTCAGCCCACCACGGACATTGGTGAGGTGTTTTTGCTTGAGCAATTGGTCGATTTGGACCTGCCGGGCTTTGAAGACGTGGGCGAGGACGGCGAACCAACGGGTGTGAAGCTGCCGTACGTGGTCACGATGATCGAAGACAGCCAACGGGTGGTCGGAATCCGTCGAAATTGGAAAGAAGACGACAAAAAACACCTGCGCCGCAACTATTACGTGCACTATGTGCTCGTCGAGGGCCCCGGTGCGTACGGCTTGGGCTTTGTGCACCTGATTGGCGGCCTGGGCAAGGCCGCGACCAGCGCTTTGCGCCAATTGATCGACGCTGGAACGCTGGCCAACCTGCCTGCGGGCTTCAAGGCCAAGGGCGCGCGGATCGCGGACGACTCCAACCCTATCCAGCCCGGCGAATGGCGCGACATTGACGCCGGTGGCGCTGAGTTGGCGGCCTCGCTGCTGCCCCTGCCGTACAAAGAGCCCAGCCAGGTGCTGTTTGGCCTCTTGGGCTTCTTGGTGGACGCAGGCAAGCGCCTGTCCAGCACCGCCGACATGCAAGTGGGCGACGGCAACCAGTACGCGCAGGTGGGGACGACCTTGGCGCTGCTCGAGCGCGGCTCGATGGTTATGTCCAGCATCCACAAGCGCCTGCACTACGCCCAGACCCTGGAGTTCAGGCTCTTGTTTGAGGGCTTTGGCGAGTACATGCCCGATGAGTACCCGTACGAGGTCCCCGGTGCGAGCCGCAAGATCAAGAAGTCGGACTTCAACTCAATGGTGTCGGTGCAGCCGGTGGCCGACCCCAACATCTTCAGCTCTGCGCAGCGCATTCAGCTCGCGCAGATGCAGCTGCAGTTGGCGCAGAGTGCCCCGAACATGCACAACATGTACGAGGCGTATTACCGCATGTACGCAGCGCTGAACATCCGTGACATCGACGGGGTGCTGCTGCCGCAGAACACGAACACGCCTCGCGACCCGGCGTCGGAGAACAGTGACGTGTTGAACGGCATGAAGCTCAAGGCGTTTGCTGGTCAGCAGCATGACGCGCACATCGCCGCGCACCTGTTGATGGGTCTGTCGGGTAATTTGCAAGCCAACCCTATGGCAGCGGCGGAATTGCAAAAGCACATCTTGGATCACGTGCGCTTGAAGGCCGAAGAGGACGTGGAAGCCGATCTGTTCAAGGCCTACGGTACCGATCCAGACCGCATGGTCTCGTTGATCCAAAAAGAAGGCATGATTGCCATCAAGATCGCGGTCTTCATGCAAGAGGTCAAAGCACTGCAAGAGGAGCTGTCCGGCACAGGCGAAGAGGGCCCCGATCCGTTGATCAAGCTGAAGGAAACCGAGATTCAGCAGCGCGCGCAGGCTGACCAGGCACGCATTGGCATTGACCAACAACGCCTGGCCTTGGACCAGCAAAAGCTGATGGAGAACACGACCCTCAATCGCCAGAAGCTGCAGCTGCAGCAGCAAAAAGTCAACCAACCAGGAGGCTGATATGCCGACCAAGAAGCCCGCAACCAAGAAGCCCGTTCAGTCCGCACCCAAGAGCGGCATGCCCAAGACGCCCAAGGGCGTGCAGGGGCCGTTCATGGTAGTGAAGAAAAAAGATGGCAATCGCCCGGTTAAGATATACTGACAAGTGAGTGAGCGCTATCAGACGGGGCCTTGTGCCGTCTGCTTTTCATGGAATTCACCATGCTCGAATTTGCAGAAGCAGTTCTGAAGGAAATCAGGAAACTACAGGATCAATCCAAGCAGATTGTCCTGGCAGGCACCATCACAGACATGGAGCGTTATCGCTTCATGATGGGTCGCCTTGAGGGTTTGAGAATGGTTGAAGACTCCGTGAAAGACTTGCTCAAGCAGTACACGGGCGACGACGATTTAACCACCTGAAAGGAAGACCATGGAAGCCACCGCAGTTCCTGATATTGACATGACAGCCCTTGAGCGTAAGTGGGCCAATGAGGCGGCAAACAAGCCCCCTGCATTGGAGGACGCTTACACCGAGCTGGGGTTTGACCCCGAGAAGCTCGACCAGGCGGTTGTCGACACCATTCCCCAGCCTACCGGGTGGCGCATTGCCATCCTCCCCTACCGTGGTGCAGAGAAATCCAAGGGCGGCATTGTGCTGGCCGAGGAGACTCAGCGCCGCTCGCAGCTCGGCACCGTGTGCGGCTACGTGCTCAAGGTAGGGACGTTGGCCTATGCAGATGAATCCAAATTCCCCACCGGCGCGTGGTGTAAGGCGGGCGACTGGATCATCTTTGGCCGGTATGCGGGCGCGCGAATCCCAATCGACGGTGGCGAGATTCGTCTCATCAACGACGACGAGGTACTTGGAGTGGTGAACAGTCCCGAAGACATTTTGCACATGTAAAGGAGCAATGGAATGAACGAACAGTTGGAATTCAAGATCGGTGAGGACGAGAGTCCTGCTGCTGTGTCTATTGGGGAGGACGGCAACGCTGAGTTGCTGGACCAGCCCCAAGACCCGGTGGTGGAACAAACGCCTGCCCGTCAATCGCAAGAGCACGCTGGCGAGTTGGACCAGTACAGCGAGGGCGTGAAGAAGCGCATCGACAAGCTGACCGCTCGCTTGCGCGAGACCCAGCGCCGCGAGCAAGCCGCCTTGGAGTACGCCAAGAGTGTGCAGGCCCGGGCCACGCAGCTCGAGCAGCAGTACATGACGGTGGACAGCGAGCGCCTGGGCGAGGCCAACGGCCGCGTGCAGACGCAGGTTGTGGCGCTCAAACAGATCATCCGCAAGGCCCGCGAAGAGGGCGACATTGACACCGAGACCGAGGCCCAACAGCGTTTGACCACGCTGACCATGGAGCAAAGTCAGATCAACGCCGCCACGCAGCAACGCGAGCAACAGCAGCAACAGTGGACGTACCAGCAGCAGGTTGCAGCACAACAGGCTGCCCAACAGCCTCCTCAACAGGTACAGCAAGAGATTGATCCTCGGGTGGAGGACTGGGCTGAGCGCAACCCTTGGTATGGCCGCGACACGGCCATGACGCATGCCGCGTGGGGCATCCACCGACAGTTGATTCAAGTTGAGGGGTTTGACCCCAACAGCGAAGCGTATTATGATGAGCTCGACACACGCTTGAAGCAGACCTTTCCCCAGAAATTGGGTAGAGGTCAGCAGACGCAAAACAGGGCCGCCAGGACCGTGCAAACGGTGGCTCCTGCATCCCGGTCTTCCGGTATAAACAACGCACGCCGCACTGTCAAATTGACACCAAGTCAAGTTGCAATTGCCAAAAAGCTGGGCGTTCCTCTTGAGGAATACGCCAAGTACGTAAAGGAATAAACCATGTCAGACGTCAAGTTACCTACCCTCAATCGCACTTCACGCGGCGTCGAAACCCGTGAGAAAGATGCGCGACGCAAGCCTTGGGCACCTCCTTCACGACTGGACGCGCCTCCTGCGCCTTTTGGATACAAGCACCGTTGGATTCGGGCTGAAGCTGGTGGTATGGACGACCGCACGAACATTTCAGGCAAGCTCCGTGAGGGGTATGAGCTGGTTCGTGGGGATGAGTACCCCGACTATCACGTCCCAACAGTAGAAGATGGCCGACATGCTGGCGTGATCAGCGTGGGAGGTCTTCTCCTAGCACGTATCCCAGAGGAAACAGTTGCAGAGCGCAATGCGTATTACCGAGATCGAGCGAACGACCAATTGCAGGCAGCTGACAATGAGCTGTTGAAGGCCAATGCACACAACAGCATGGTCATCGACCGCCCTACCCGTCGCTCCCGCGTATCCTTCGGTGGCTCTAACAAGGGCTGACGGATCCAACTTTTTTAAGGAATGACAAATGGCTAACATCGACAAAGCCTTTGGTCTGCGTCCTCTCGGCAATCTCTCGGCCACTGGTGCACAAGCTCAGTACGGCTACGAGATTGAGGACAACCAGTCCGGAGCAATTTTCCAAGGCGACCTCGTCACCATTTATGATGGCTACTTGGTCAAGTTTGCACCCGCTTCGCACACCGCAGCTGTCGGCGTGTTCAACGGTTGCCAATACATCGACCCCACCACAGGCAAGCCCACCTGGAAGAACTACTACCCTGGTTCGGTCAACATCACCGCTGGCAAGATCATTGCCGACGTGATCGACGATCCAGCTCAGTTGTTCTTGATCCAAGCTGATGAAGACATCGTTCAGGCCGACATCGGCAAGAACGCTGACGTCGTCGGCACTGGCGGCAGCACCACCACTGGTGTTTCCACCATGGAATTGGATTCGTCCACCGTCGCCAACACCGCCGCTCTGAACTTGAAGATCGTCGGCAAGTACGATGTCCCTGGCAATGCCTTGGGCACCAACGCTGTGGTGGTTGTGAAAATTAACGAACACTTGTACGGCAGTGCCGGTGTTGCTGGTCAAGGAGCTTAATCATGGCAATCTCACGCGCACAACTGGTCAAGGAACTTGAGCCCGGCCTGAACGCTTTGTTCGGTCTTGAGTACAAGAACTACGAAAACCAACACACCCAGATTTACACCATCGAATCTTCAGACCGCGCGTTTGAAGAAGAGGTGATGGAATCGGGTTTTGGTGAAGCCCCTGTGAAGACTGAAGGCGCTGGCGTCTCGTACGACCAAGCACAAGAAGTCTACACAGCGCGCTACACCCACGAGACCATCGCTTTGGCGTTCTCGCTGACCGAAGAAGCCGTTGAGGACAACCTCTACGACCGTCTGTCGGCCCGCTACACCAAGGCATTGGCCCGCTCGATGGCTCAGACCAAGCAGATCAAGGCTGCGGCCGTGCTCAACGGCGCTTTCACCACCTCCGTTGGTGGCGACGGCGTTGTTCTGTGCGCAACCAACCACCCCACCCTGTCTGGTCCTAACCTGTCCAACACCCTGGCAACCGCCGCCGACTTGTCCGAGACCTCCTTGGAACAAGCTCTGATCGACATCGCTGCGTTCACCGACGAACGTGGCTTGAAGATCGCGGTTCAGGGCCTGAAGCTCATCATCCCGAAAGAGTTGATGTTCACGGCCGACCGTATCCTGAAGTCCACTTTGCGTGTGGGCACTGCTGACAACGACATCAACGCTGTCCGCAACATGGGTATGGTTCCACAGGGCTACACCGTCAACAACTTCTTGACCGACCCCGATGCGTTCTTCATCAAGACCGACGCACCTAACGGCATGAAGATGTTCGAGCGCGTGTCGTTGAAGACTGGTTTTGAAGGCGACTTCGACACCGGCAACGTCCGCTACAAGGCTCGTGAACGCTACAGCTTCGGCTTCAGCGATCCACGCGGCTTGTTTGGCTCGCCCGGCGCAGCCTAAGCAGCAAGAAAAAGGGGCTTCGGCCCCTTTTTCTTTTGTTGGGTTTGAGGTATATTGGACCCACTCCGGGCTTCCCCGGCACATCCGACAGTCCCGGCTGACGACATGCAGACTGATGTGCCATAACTCGCATGTGAGGAATCATCATGGCTTTGTCCACCTTCTCCGGCCCAGTCAAATCTGACAACGGCTTTATCGCTGGCACTGGCACGACAGTCACTTCCATTTTGGCTGCAACCGCCACTATCAACTTTGCCAGCATCTCTGCAAACACCACCACTGACTCTTCGGCCATTACCGTGACCGGTGCGGCTGTGGGCGACGCTGTTTTTGTAGGCGCTCCTGCCGCAATTGAATCGGGGCTGGTTATTACCGGCTTTGTTTCCGCTGCCAACGCCGTCAAGGTCCGCGCAGCAAACGTCACTGCGGCGGCGATAGACCCTGCTTCTGGTGCCTTTAAGGTCGTTGTCATCAAGACCGTTTGATAGGAGCTCGCCATGAGCAACAGCAACATTCAATCGGTACAGAAGACGACCACTGCGCAGGCCGTCAACGGCCGGGCACGGTTGCTGGGGGTGTACTTCACCGGCACGGCTACTCCCGCTACCCTGACGCTCAAGAGCGGCGGGGCCAGCGGCACGGCCAAGCTGACGCTTACTACCCCGGCAGCTGCTGGCTCGCAAGACCTGATCATCCCTGACGCGGGCATTTTGTTTGAGGACGGCATTCACATTGGCGTGAGCTCTGCGGAGATCACCAGTGTGACCTTGCTGTTCGAGGGCGGGGCAGCTGCGTAATGGCCACCAAAAAGGGCATGGGCATCAAAACTTCGGTCAAGAGCGGTAATTTCCGCCCGACCAAGGCAGGTGCCGGCATGACCGAAAAGGGCGTCAAGGCGTATCGCAAAGCCAATCCTGGCAGCAAGCTCAAGACGGCGGTGACCACCGCCAAGCCTTCTGCGGCCGAGGCCAAGCGACGTGCGTCGTTTTGCGCCCGGTCGGAGGGGCAGATGAAGAAGTTTCCAGAGGCCGCCAAGGACCCTGACAGCCGTTTGCGGCAAGCGCGCAAGCGCTGGAGGTGCTGAGCGATGGAGATGATGGTATGGAACGTGGTTTTGACGGCCGTGGTGGGGCTTATGGGATTTTTGCTTAAAAGCAAGTTCGATGAGCTCTCGCGCATCAGCATCCTGCTAAATCGCACCCGCGAAGAGGTTGCTCGAGATCACATTACGCGCAAGGAAGTGGACGATCGGGTTGAAAAACTCGTTGTTCACATGGATCAGAGGTTCAACCGAATTGAGCAAAAGCTCGATGACATGCGAAAGGCAGTTTGATATGGCAACCGCAAAGAAACCCGCAAAGAAAGACGGCAAAATGCCGGCTTTCCTGATGGAAAAGTTCAAGAAGGGCGACATGGCCGATAAGACCGGTCGCGCTGTGAAACGTAAAACGGCCGACGTCAAGGGCCGTGCAATGAAGAAAGGAGCCTGATCATGGCTGGTAAAGGTATGGGTTGCGCCACTCGTGGCGGCGGTGCCGTTGAAAGCGGTCCAAAAAACAAAGTTCTGTCCAAGACCAGTCAAACGACCGGTCCTGTGATGATGGCCAAGGGTGGCGCCGCCAAAAAAGGCGGCATCAACCAGCACAAGCGCATGGCCATGGGCAAGCCCGTTGGCAAAATGGGCGGTGGCATGATGGCCAAGGGCTACAAAAAGGGCGGAGCGGCCTGCTAAATGGCAACCTCCGGCACAACCACCTTCAACCTGTCGATTGACGACTTGGTTGAGGAAGCGTTTGAGCGCTGCGGCATGCGTCCGACCAGCGGGTACCAACTCGCCTCGGCGCGCCGCTCGCTCAACCTGCTGTTCCTTGATTGGGCCAACCGTGGGTTGAATCTGTGGACGATTGAGCAGGCCACCTTTGCGTTGACCGCAGGTGTCAACGAGATTGCGCTGGATGCTTCGGTGGTTAACGTGCTCGAGGCGGTCATCCGCCAAAACAGCCAAGGCATCAACACCGACGTCTACATTGAGCGCATCAGTCGAGAGGACTGGCTCAACGTGCCGGACAAGACCACGCAGGCACGTCCTGCGCAGTTTTATGTTGAGCGCACCAACATTCCCAAGGTGTATTTCTATCCGGCAGCGGACCAGAACTACACCTTCGTGTATTACCGCATCCGTCGCATCCAAGACGCTGGTGACTACACCAACACCTCGGACGTGAACTTCCGCTTCCTGCCGTGCTTGGCCTCTGGCCTGGCATACCACCTGTCGCTGAAGTTTGCCGCTGACCGTGCGGGCGCTTTGAAGGCGCTCTACGAAGAGGATTTCCAGCGCGCGGCGCTTGAGGACCGAGACACCGCCAGCGTGCAGTTCGTACCGGACCTGGGGGTATGACATGGCCTTCGCGTCTGGCAAGTTCTCCAACGCGCTGTGCGACTACTGTGGCCAGCGCTACCCCTACACCGTTCTTAAAAAGAACTGGCGCGGGTTCATGGTGTGCCCGGACGATTACGAGCCCAAAGAGCCCCAGCTCGAGCCGCTGCGGTACCGAGGGGACGCCATCGCGCTGCGCGATCCGCGTCCCGATCGCATTGAGCCGGTGTCGGTCTTCGTGGGTGCTCCAGGCTTTACCGCCTTCCAAAGCTACGGCAGCGTCCAAGGCGGCACCAACATGCAGCCCTACCTTCAGGGTCAAGCGCTCATTGCGCAGGGCTCTGTTGGAACAGTGACAGTGAGCACCTCATGACCTACGACGAACTTGTCACCAACATCCGCAACTACACCGAGGTGGGCAGCAACGTCTTCACCGCGCCGGTGATCAACACGTTCATCACTTTGGCGGAAAACCAAATTCTTCGCGAGATTGATTTGGACGTGTTCAAGCTCGAGGCCACGGGCACGATGACCCAGGGCAACAAGTTCTTGACCGCCCCGTCCGACCTGCTCACGCACCGTTACATGATCCTGACGCCGGCCAGTGGTGACCAGCTGTTCTTGGACTTCCGGGACACCTCCTTCATGAAGGAGTACTGGGACAACGGCACGGTACAGGGCACGCCGAAGTATTATTCGGTGTGGGACCAGAACACGTTCTACATTGCGCCCACGCCGAACCAGAATTACAGCGTGGAGCTGGGCTACATCTACCGCCCAACGCAGCTGTCGTCCGGCAATCCGACCACGTGGATCAGCATCAATGCCCCTGAGGCGCTGCTGTATGCGTGCTTGATCCAGGCGTACAGCTACACCAAGGGGCCTGCTGAGATGATGCAGTACTTCCGCTCGGCGTACAAAGAGGCCATCCAGGGCTTGGGCACTGAGCAGCAGGGCCGTCGTCGCCGTGACGAGTACCGTGACGGTATGCTTCGTGTTCCCCTTAAATCGGATTCACCCGGACCATGATCACAGCACCTTTGCACGTCCCTGTTGGCAACGTCTTTGTTCAGGCCACGCAGTCGCGCGGCTGGACGGCCGAAGAGTTGGCCGCGCGCGCTGCCGACAAGATCATTTACGTTGGCGATCAGTCGCACCCAGCGGTGCAGGCGCAGGCCCGAGCATTCAAGGAAAGCGTCCAGCAGGTCGTGGCGTTTTATCTGAAGGAAGCGGTTGAGCAGGACAGGGCAACGATTGCCGTACGCCTGCGCGAGGCAGGCCACTCGGATTTGGTTCATCTGTTAGGAGATTAAAAATGGCGTTTTCAGGCAACTTCATGTGCACCAGCTTCAAGGTTGAGCTGATGAAGGGTGTACACAACTTCACCACCGGCACGGGCAACACGTTTAAGCTGGCTTTGTACGACAACAGCGCGTCCTTCACGGCCGCGACCACGGCGTACACGGCCACCAACGAGGTGGCCAACTCCGGTACGTACGCTGCTGGCGGCGGCACGTTGACCAACGTCACGCCCACGTCCAGTGGCACGACCGCGTTCACGGACTTTGCGGACCTGTCGTTCACCAGTGCGACGATCACGGCCTACGGCGCGTTGATTTACAACGACACGGCTGCCGGCGATCCAGCGGTTTGCGTGTTGGACTTTGGCGGTGCGAAGACCTCCACGAGCGGTACGTTCACCATCATCTTCCCTACCGACGACTCGACCAGCGCGATCATCCGTATCGCTTAAGAGAGCGGTGTGACTGATGTCGTTGTCGCCTTTGAAGGCTGGAATGCATCCGGCGTAGGCTGGGGCGAACAGCCCTGGGGAGAGGGCGTTCTCGACATCAAGGCCACGGGCAGCGTAGGCTCTGTGCAGGTGACCGCTGATGCGGTCGTCTTGCTTTCTGGGGTCAGCGCAACAACCGCCTTGGGCTTTGTTGCGGTCACGGGCACAGCGGTCGTCACGCTCACGGGCGTGGAGGCCATTGGTTTTGTTGGCCAGGTAGACCACGCCGGGGACGCCAACGTCTTGGTCACGGGCGTTGAGGGCACGATGGCCCTGGGCCTCGTGACGGTAGCCGCCAACGCCGATGTGTTTGCCACGGGCGTGCAGGCGCAGGGGCAGGTGGGCCAGATAACACACACCGGAGACGCCAATGTGACGTTGACCGGGGTCCAAGGCACGATGGCCTTGGGCACGGTGGCTATTACTGGCACGGGCCAAGTGGCTGTTTCGGGCCTGCAGGCCACGGCCAGCGTGGGCAGTGTGATTGCAGCGGCGGGCGCGGACGTATTTGTTACGGGCGTGTCTGCGCAGGGGCAGGTAGGAAACGTGCTGATTTGGAGTATTGTTGATGACAACCAGACTCCTAACTGGCAAAATGTGGACGATGCACAGTCTGGGAACTGGGTCGTTGTCAATGACGGAAATACCGTGGTTTGGACCCAGGTTCTAACGTAAAGGAAATAGTATGGCAAGCACCTACTCCAGTAACCTCAAAATTGAGCTGATGGGCACCGGTGAAAATTCGGGTACCTGGGGCAACATCACCAACACCAACTTGGGCACGGCGCTTGAGCAGGCCATCGTCGGCTACGGCAACCCTGACTACTTGTCGGACGCCAACCTGACCATCACCCTCACCGACACCAACGCAGCGCAAGCCGCTCGGGCACTGGTGCTCAACGTGACCTCGGGATTTGGCTCGCTCACCGCGACCCGTGAGCTGGTCGTGCCGACGGTGCAGAAACAGTACATCGTACAGAACAACACGACCGGGGGCCAGAGCATCACGGTGAAGACCTCTGGCGGCACGGGCATCACGGTGCCCAATGGCCGCAAGGCGCACTTGTATGTGGACGGCACGAACGTCATCCAGATGTTCGACTTTGTGGACATCAACGGTGGCGCGATTGACGGCACGGTGATTGGTGGCGCGGCTGCGGCTGCGGGCTCGTTTACCACGCTCAATGCCTCGGGTGCAACCACCTTGGACGGCACGGTTGCCTTGGGCAACGCGTCTGGCGACTTGATCACGGTGCCTGGCACGATCAACAGCAACCTGATTTTCACGGACAACAGCTTTGACATTGGTGCGAGCGGTGCAACGCGTCCTCGCAACCTATACTTGTCGGGTGCGGCCACGGTGGCGGGCAACCTGGCGGTGGGCGGCACGTTGACCTTGACGGGTGGGGTGAACCTGAACGGCAACGTGACCGTGGGCGATTCTTCGGCCGACACGTTGACCATCAACAGCACGGTCACTTCCAACTTGATTTTCACGGACAACACCTACGACATTGGTGCAGCGGGCGCGACGCGTCCTCGCAACGTGTTTGTGGCGGGCAACGTGACGGCGGGTGGTAACCAGACGTTGACGGGCACGTTGACGGTGGACAGCACGACGGACTCCAGCAGTGTGACGACCGGCTCCATCCAGACGGATGGTGGCGTGGGCATTGCTAAGGCACTGTTTGTGGGCACCACGACCAACATGGCGGGCGCGCTGACCTATGGTGGTGTGACGCTGAGCAACTCGGTTACGGGCACGGGCAGCATGGTCCTGGCCACGTCGCCCACGCTGGTCACTCCCGCATTGGGCACGCCATCGTCCGGCGTGGTCACCAACCTGACCGGCACGGCCTCCATCAACATCAACGGCACGGTGGGCGCGACAACGGCCACCACGGGCACCTTCACAACCCTGACAGCAACGGCTGACTCGGCGTTTACCTCTACGGGTGCGGTGACCATCAGCAAGGGCACGGTGGCCCAGCGCCCTGGTTCCCCTGCTGCGGGCATGTTGCGCTTCAACGATGACTCGGATGAGTTTGAGGGCTACAACGGCACGGCATGGGCCTCTGTGGGTGGTGCGGCTTTGGTCAACGACACGTCGACCGCGAGCAACCTGTTCCCATTGTTCGCGAATGCGACGACTGGAACGGCAGCAACGCTCAACACCAGCAACGCCAAACTGCTGTACAAACCCTCAACGGGTGAGTTGCAGTCCACGGCTTTGGTCGCCAGTAACGGCATTGTGGTCAACAGCGCCACGATTG